ATTACAAAGACAAAAATTCATATGTAATTGCTTCTTAATGGCTAAGACTTCTGACTACTACAAAAAGAACCCTGAGGCACGTAAGCGTCGGCTGAAGCAGCAGGCGAAATATAACAAGACTAAGAAAGCTACTGACAAACGTGTCGAGCTTAATCGTGAAAACCGTAAACGTGGAACATATGGCAACGGTGATGGCAAGGACGTATCTCACACCAAGTGTGGAACAACTGTTCTCGAAAAAGCATCAACTAACCGTGCGAGGAATCGTGACAAGCTTAAGTGTTCCAAAAAGAAAAAGAAGAAATGACACCTTTAGAAAAGCTTTTAACCAAGCTAGGTATTATGAAACCTAAGCCTAGAGATTGGTCTAAGGCAGATACTGAAGTCGTTGATAACTTTAAAGCACTACGAAAGAAAGGGAAGGAGTCTTTACAGATTCAACCGTTAAATACTTCTTCCTATAACGATAGGCGCTTTTATAATAATACGAGTCCTGACTATCAGGGTGACATGGAATTTGCAGGTGAAGGTACAAAAGATCGAATGCCAGGAACAACTCCTCAGCAAAAGGTCAAACCAGCTCATAGTAAGTTAAAGAAACTGAACGAGAAACCTAAACGTCCAAATTACATCTAACAATGACTCCATTACTTCCTACCTCTGACCACTACCTTTACAACCTAATAGCAATGACAAGCCCCGAAGCTAAACGCCTTTGGAGGCGTGCGATCAAAGAACACTTTGGTCAGACTTGTGTGTATTGCGGAAAATCTTATGACATTAATGAACTTACAATCGACCATGTGCAACCCCGTAAACGAGGGGGAGAAGATTTGGATAGTAACTGTGTCTGCGCTTGCAGCACATGCAATCAGAGAAAAGGAAGTACCAATTGGCAAGACTGGATGAGGAATGAGTTTGGACTCAGACCTCTCCGGGAATACATCATAGAAAAGCATATTTATGGATCTAGGAGACAAGCACCAAACTACGCCACGGGAAGCAACTAACGATCCCGGTAACGATAATATCAATGCCCTTAAGAATGCCCACTTAACTCCTAGAGCTATAAAAGCAGTTCAAAAGGGTGTTGACATTAAGAATGAGGATTCAACAGAAGACTCAACAACAGATGGAAGGAAGACAGCAGAGCGTAAGAAAGCTGCTCCTCCAATTAAAAAGAATAGGGCTTCAGTAAGTACACCGAAGCCTAAATCAAAGCCTAACGTATCCACTAAGGTACAAGTTAAATCAGGAACGCCATCTAAGGCACCTACAAAGACTTCTAAGGCCCCTAATAAGCCTTCTAAGTCTATTCCTACCAAACCGAATCCTACACCAGCTGTGAAGTCATCTGGAGGGAGTGCGACTGCATATGTAACTCTACTCGATATGATCAATGCGGGACGGCCTTAAATTTAGTAAAGCGTTAAGAAAGAAGATTGAAGAATACGCTTCAACTGAACACTATGCAAATAGTGACTCCGGTAAGAGCAAACTAACTCGTACCCTTGATTTAGTTAATGGCACTAATCCAGAAATTCTAAGGCAACTAGGTATTACTGATATACCTAAGGATCCTTACAAAGCACTGACAATGGTCAGGAATCTAGACGAAAAGACTGTTCAAAGTCTAGAGATATTTAAGATGGGAGGTAAGGGTAAACTTACTGGTCACCACGGAACACCAGCTGCAGCTATTGGTAGAGCACTAGCTCTAATGAAAGATGATGATCGAGAGTATGTCTTTAAAAGTCTAGAAGATATGTATGTCAAACATGGCATGGATCCTGCAGGCATCCTTGCTGTTGATGGTGGCAAAGTACATATGGGTGCTCATGGTGGTGACTGGACTGGTCAACGTACCGGAGCTTCACTAGTTCCTGTTATTGGTGAACGCGGTAAAGATTTCATGAAACGCTTTCGCAAATCTTATAACATCCAAATGGACTTGAATGAGGCAGCATTTGATATGCCTCTTACTAAAGACTGGGATGCTGCCATGCGGGGTGGAGCAGAAGGACTTGGTATTGAGAATACTGATTTAAACTCTTCTACTACCCCTTCTGAAATCAGAATGGGTGCAACAAAAATCTTAAAACCTACAGCAGAAGAAGTAAGGACTATTGTTCAATCTAATCCTGGTAACTCTGCACAGATTCAAGCGGCAACTCGTGCGCTTGTTAGCAATAGTGTTCAGGGTTTAAATAAGCCTAATAGATCACTACTACAAACCTTACAGTCAAATGCTGCTAATAACCGAGGGCAAACATCTGCACAAAGATGGGGTAGACAAAACGTTGGTGCTATAAATGCAGGCTTGATTGACGAAGCTGGTTCATTCATTAAAAATAACTGGAAAGGTGAAGTAGTTGGTGCATTGACTAGTTTATTAGTCGATCCTCAACAACGTCAACGAATGATGGATGGTGACTACAAAGGTGCTGGAACTACTGCTGTCGTTGATGCAGGTAAAGGTGCTGTTGTACAAGGGTTAGGTAAACTTGCTATTAAGGCTTTACCTAAAGCTGCTGCTCCTTTTGCTGCTGGTCTTGCCCAACGGCTTCCTCCTGTTGTTGCCGGTTTAGCATTAGGTGAAGGTCTTAAAGCTAATATAAGGTGGAGAGAAGAAAACGAACGTAAGAAAAAACATCGTGTTTTATATGGTTCTAGTAACCCCACACCACATCAGATAACTCAAGGTAAACCTCAACCTAAGCCTGAGCCTAAAGTTGAACCTATGCAACAAGTACAACAAGTAGTGGATAAAGGTTTGAATCACCTTGAATACGCAATAAAGAACCCACTATCTATATTCGGTATTAAATGAACAACACCCTTGAATTAATGAAGGGCGATTTCAAGATCTTTCTCCAAGCACTTTGGGGACAGCTTGATCTCCCTTCTCCTACCAGAGCACAATATGCAATTGCAGACTATCTTCAACATGGGCCTAAACGTCTTCAAATATCGGCTTTCCGTGGTGTTGGAAAAAGCTGGATCACCGGGGCCTTCGTCCTTTGGACGCTTTTCAATAACGCTGAAAAGAAAATCATGATCATCTCAGCTTCTAAGGAACGGGCAGACAATATGTCTATCTTTCTACAGAAGCTGATTATTGAAACACCGTGGCTACAACACCTACAACCTAATGATGAAGGGGGACGTTGGTCTCGTATCTCATTTGACGTTAAGTGTTCACCACACCAAGCACCTTCAGTTAAGTCAGTCGGTATTACTGGTCAGCTGACCGGATCCCGTGCTGACTTAATGATCCTTGATGACATTGAAGTTCCTGGTAACTCAATGACTGAACTGATGCGTGAGAAGCTCCTTCAACTCTGTACAGAAGCTGAATCTATCCTCACACCAAAAGAAGACAGCCGAATTATGTACCTCGGTACTCCTCAGACTGTCTTCACTGTCTACAAGAAACTAGCTGAACGTTCCTACAGACCATTCGTGTGGCCAGCACGTATGCCTAAGAACATTACTCAATACGCTAATACCCTCGCACCTCAACTTCTAGAAGACATAGAACAAGGTGCTGAGTCCTGGTCCGTAACTGACCCTGATCGATTTGATGATGATGACCTTATTGACCGTGAAGCCTCTATGGGCCGTAGCAACTTTATGTTGCAGTTTATGCTGGACACCAGCCTTAGCGATGCAGAGAAGTTCCCCCTTAAAGCAGCCGATCTCATCGTCACTAGTGTCAACCCAAAAGAAGCCCCAGAACACATCGTCTGGTGTTCGGATCCCAGTAACGTTATCAAAGACCTCCCAACTGTTGGCTTACCTGGAGATTATTTCTACAGTCCAATGTCAATCGGAGGAGATTGGGATTCCTACACAGAAACAATCTGCTCTATTGATCCATCGGGTCGAGGAACAGATGAAACAGCAGCAGCTTATATCTCCCAACGAAACGGTTTCCTGTACTTGCACGAAATGCGAGCTTACAGAGACGGGTATAGTGATAACACTCTTCTAGATATCCTTAAAGGTTGTAAGAAGTATGGGGTTACTAAACTCCTAATTGAAACTAACTTTGGAGATGGTATCGTTGGTGAGCTATTTAAGAAGCACCTACAACAAACCAAACAAGCCATAGACATCGAAGAGGTACGGGCTAACGTTCGTAAAGAAGACCGTATCATTGATGCTCTAGAACCTGTTATGAACCAACACAGATTGGTCGTAGACAGAAAGATCATTGAATGGGACTTTAACTCTAATGCTGACGGTGCTCCTGAAGAACGACTCCTCTACATGCTCTTCTACCAGATGAGTCGTATGTGTCGTGAGAAAGGTGCAGTTAAGCATGA